GTGGACATACTCACGTATCAGGTTATCAAGTATTAAAAGATGCAGCTAGTGGATTAATAAGTCATGCATTGCAAGTAGCTTCATTTAAAATAATGGATAGTTATGCAGATAAATTAGGATTAGATGATAAAAATATATTTAATGCGCCTGTAACTATTATAGACCCTTATTATGAAGATGATGATAATAGATTAATTACTACTATATTTAATCCATACGAAGGTGCTAATTATTTAGAACACAAAAGGAACCAATGGAAAAAATCAAAAAAGAAATAGTAATTGTTTACACATATTTAAAAAAAGAGTTAAGTCTTGACTACTCAACAACTCCTTATCCCGGGCCGTGGACATTAAATAAAAATATGCGTAATATAAAATATCATAAATAAATGGCAAATATAAATACTCAAAATGTAAGTGAAGCTGAAGAAGCATTACATTTAGCTAATAAAGACTTAATTGCTTTTGGTAAATTATTTTTACCTGATGATTTTTTACGAAGCGAAACACCATTTTTTCATTATGAAATGGCAGATTTTATTGATGATAAAGAATGTAAACAATTAGCAGTTATTATTCCTAGAGGTCATGGTAAAACAGTTTTAACAAAAGCCTCTATATTAAAAGATTTTGTTTTTAGTATTAATGATGATAACTTTCTTTTTTATGCTTGGGTATCTGCTACACAAAAACTTAGTGTAGGAAATATGGATTATATTAAGCATCATTTAGAATTTAATGATAGAATAAAGTATTACTTTGGAAGTTTAAAAGGTAAAAAATGGACAGAAGAAGATATAGAATTAACCAATGGATGTAAACTCATTTCCAAGAGTAATGTCTCTGGAATACGAGGTGGCTCAAAATTACACAAAAGATATGACCTCATCATACTTGACGATTTCGAACATGAAGCAAATACACTTACTCAAGAGTCTCGAGATAAAAATGCTAATCTTGTTACCGCTGTTGTATATCCTGCTATTGAGCCTCATACTGGGCGGCTTCGTATTAATGGTACTCCTGTACATTATGACTCTTTTATTAACAATCTTCTTAATAACCATGCAAAAGCTAAAAAAGACAATAAAGAATTTGCTTGGAAACTAATTACTTATAAAGCAATTCTTCCTAGTGGTGAACCTTTATGGTCATCATTTTTTGGTAAAAAGAAATTAGAAGAAAAGAAAAAGTTTTATATAGATTCTGGACAAAGTACAAAGTTTTATCAAGAGTATATGATGGAAGTTCAATCGGAAGATGATTCTGTATGGACTAGAAAAAATGTTAAACATTGGCATGGAGATTATCAATATATAGATGGTAGTAATTTTATTGTAAAAGGAGGTAATGAAATACCAGTTAATACATTTATTGGATGTGACCCCGCTACAGATATAAATACAAAAACTTCTGATTTTTCTGTAATTATGGTAATTGCAATAGACCCAGAATCTAATGTTTACGTATTGCATTATGAAAGACATCGTTCTATTCCAACGATAGGAAGTAAAGATTCCGAAGGTAATACACTTGGTAAAAAAGGAGTTGTTGATTTAATAATAGAATTACATGAAAAATATCATTGTGTATCTTCTACAGTTGAAGATGTAGCTATGAATCGTAGTATATTCCAGGCTATGAATGATGAAAGAAGAAGACTAAATAAGTTCTCTATATCTGTTATACCAGAGAAACCGGGAGGCGCAAACAAACTTAATCGCATTTATAGTGGACTTTCTAGCAGATTTTCGATGGGTTTGATACATATTAGAGACTCTCACTTTGATTTATCGCACGAAATCATTACATTCGGGCCTAAGATGTCACATGATGACACAATAGAAAGTCTTTATTATGCCTGTAAACATTCTTTTCCCCCCAATATGAAAAAGGGAAAAAGAAATAATTGGGTTAAGACAATAAAAAAAGCAAAGAGTTGGATAACTGCATAATGGCAACAAAAAGTACTCACAATATAGATTTACCTAAAAGCACAGGTAGTACATCTATGAAAACAAAAGGAGAGTTAGGAGTACAAGGATTTGATGACGCTGGCCCTAAGAAATCATATTGGCAAAGTTTTATGCCACATAATAAATTTCATGCAAAAAGAAAAATAAATAATTTATATTCACAAAAACAGAGGAAAAAAGATGCCTAAATTTGGAAAGAGGTCAAGAGAAAGATTAAAAGGAGTTAAACCAGAACTTGTAAATGTATTAAATGAACTTATAAAATTAATGGATGTTACTATAATTGAAGGTCTTCGTACAGAAGAAAGACAAAATGAATTAGTTTCTCAAGGAAAATCAAAAACTAAATATAGCAAACATTTATCAGGTAAAGCAGTTGATTTAGCACCTTATCCAATTGACTGGAAAGACAGAGAAAGATTTCATTATATGGGTGGAATGGTTAGAGGAATCGGTAAACAAATGGGTGTTAATATTCGTTGGGGCGGCGATTGGGATAGTGATGGCGAAGTAAAAGATAATGGTTTTGACGACTTAGTTCACGTGGAGATTAGAGGATAATGGCTAGAGGTAATCAAAAAGTAGTAGACCAAGTACATGATTTATATAATAAAGCAAATGGTTCTAATAGAGCTAAATGGGAATTTATAGCACAAAAATCTTATGAGTTTTTTCTAGGAGAACAACTTACAGAAGACGAACAAGATGCATTAAAAAGTGCAGGTATGCCAAATTTTACAGTTAATAGGATTACTCCTGTTATTGAAATGATGAAATTCTTTGCAACTGCAAATACTCCAAGATGGCAAGCTGTAGGAGCAGATGGAAGTGATGCGGATGTAGCTGCTGTACATTCTGATATTGCAGATTATTGTTGGTATAATTCTAATGGAGATAGTATTTATGCTCAAGTAATTCAAGATTCTCTTGTTAAAGGAGTTGGGTATATGCAAGTAGATGTAGACCCTAACCAAGATAGAGGATTAGGAGAAGTTATATTTAAAAGAGTAGAACCATTTGATGTATACCCAGACCCTACATCTAGAGACTTTTTATTTAGAGATGCTAGTTATATTGTTATACGAAAAGATTTACCAAGAGAACAAGTAAAAAGTTTATTTCCAGATAAATCAAGACAAATAAATAATGCAAGTAGTAACTCTGCTGGAGAAGATGATTATTCAGATAGAGATATTATGGAAACAGATATTATTTTTCCTGCGGATACTCATGGAGAATCTTATGATTCAACAGGAGAAGAAGATGATATTATAGATTATTATGAATGTTATAGTAAAGAACAAGTTGCTTTTGTAAATATATTTGTTAATATGCCTCCGGGCCCATTAGAAATGGCAGAAATAGAAAAACAAGTTGAGGTAGATTTAAAAGATTTTGAATCAGAAAAAATGGTTCAAGTAGAAGAAAAAGCATTGCAAATATCTAATCAAGTTCAACAAGGTGAAATAATAGAACAAAGAGGACAATTAGAAATTGAAAGAGTAAGAAGAGAAGCAATAGAATCTGTAGAACAACAAAAAGTAATTTTAATAAATAAATTAAAAGAATCAGAATCTAGAATAGAAAATCGTGTTGTTACTCAAGCTGAGTATGACATAATGATTGAAGATAAAAAAGTAGCAGGTAATATTGTAGATGCTGTTGATTTTTATGAAAGTAGAATAAAATTAACAATTGTTGTTGGTGATAAATTAATGTATGATGAAGTATTACCAATTAAAGATTATCCAATTGTTCCTTTCGTATATCAATATACAGGCACACCCTTTCCTCAAAGTGCAGTAACTCCACTTGTAGGTAAACAACAAGAATTAAATAAAGCTCACCAAATATTAATACATAATGCAAATCTAGCATCTAATCTTAGATGGATGTATGAAGAAGGTTCAGTACCTGAAGAAGAATGGGAACAATACTCATCTTCTCCAGGCGCATTGTTAAAATATAGAAGTGGTTTTAGTCCTCCAACTCCAGTACAACCTATGCCATTAAATAGTGCATTTTTTGGTATTACTCAAAATGCTAAAGCAGATATGGAGTATATAGCAGGAGTTTATTCGTCTATGCAAGGAGATACAAGTTCTTCTCCAGAAACGTATAGAGGATTGCTTCAGATGGATGAGTTTGGAACAAGAAGAATTAAATCTTGGATGCAAAATGTTGTAGAACCTGCCTTAGAACATCTTGGAGTTATATTTAAAGATTGGGCACAAGATACATACATTGCAAATAAAGTATTTAGAATTGTACAACCAAATAATATAGATGAAGAAAAATCTGTAGAAATTAATATACCTATATTTAATGATTTAGGAAATGCAGTTAAAAAATGGAATGATTATTCTACTGCAAGATTTGATGTTAGAATTATTGGTGGTTCTACGTTACCATTAAATAGATGGGCATTATTAGAAGAATATTTTAAGTGGTATCAATCTGGGTTAATAGATGATGTCGCTATGTTAGCAGAAACAGATGTAAGAGGAAAAGAAGGAATACTTAAACGTAAATCTGTTTATATGCAATTAAGAAATCAATTAGAACAACTAGATGAAATAGTTAAAGATAGAGATGGAACAATAGAAACATTAGAAAGACAATTAGTTCAATCTGGCATTAAACAAAAAGTTAATAATGCAGATATGTCTATGAAAAAAGATGTTATGGAAACAGAAGCCGCACAAGCTATTTTTAGAGAAAAACTTAAAAACGAAACAAATTCAAAAATGAAAGAACTAGGTATAGCATTTGGACAAAAACAAAAAGAAATGTCTAATGCTAAAGAATAGTTGTTTTTTTGAATCTTAATAACATAAATTAAGGAGAAATTATGGCTAATGTAAACACAGACAACCTATCTACAAATGAGTTAAATGACTTTAACATAGATAGCCCTGATAATAATACGCCAGACACAGCTGACGATTTTTTTGAAGCTCTTGACCGCAAGGTAAATCAAGGTATACTGGAGCCGGAAGAAGAACCAGCATTGATGCAAAGTGAAGCAGAACCTGAAACCTCAGAAATGAGCCCAGAAGCTGTTGAACAAGAGCATAATTGGGAAAAAAGGTATAGTGATTCAAGTTCAGAAGCTAAGCGACTTAACACTCGTTTATCAGAATTAGAACCTTATGTACCTGTTCTCGATGCAATGAAAAAAGACCCTAATTTAGTCAATCATGTGAGAGGCTATTTTGAGGGTGGTGGTTCAACCCCTAAGAAAGTAACGGAAAGACTTGGTTTGGATGATGATTTTATTTTTGACGCTGATGACGCAGTTAGTAATACTGACTCAGATTCAGCAAAAGTTCTACAAGCAACAATAGACGGAGTTGTTAGTCAACGACTTGGTAGTTACGCTAAAGAACAAGAAAGTCAAACTAAAAGAGTAGGAGCAGAAAAAGAATTTAGAGCAAAACATGAAATGAGTGATGACAATTGGCAAGATTTTGTCAAGTTTGCAAACTCTCGTTCACTTTCTCTAGATGATATTTACTATCTTATGAATCGACAAAGTAGAGATAAAAATGTCGCACAATCTACTCGTCAAGATATGGCAGAGCAGATGAAGCGAGTAAGGCAAAAACCTCAAAGCGCATCTTCAATAGGTGGAGCAGTAAGGAATGAGCAACCTTCTCAAGAAGACCAAGTTTTTAACGCTATTTTAGGGATTGATTCGGAACTAGAATCTGTATTCGGTAGGTAACCGAGTATACAACTTAAAATAAGGAGCTAAAAATGGCTGACATTTTTGGAATGTCCGATGTCACTGGTTTAACAGAATCCGCTGCTGGTAATTCAGGAAGTGGTTTATCAACTGGTGACCTTAGACGGAAATATAGCTTTGGTGATAGAGTTAGTGAATTAGCGATTGCACAAGACCCATTCTTTAGAATGGTTTCTAAAATTGCTAAGAATCCAACTGATGACCCTCAGTTTAAATTTACAGAAAGACGACCTTCTATGCATAAACGATATGCATATGTCGTAGCTCATGGAGCGAGCATTGGAGCATTGGCATCAAGTGATGCTACTGTTGCAAAAGCATCTATTAACGCAGGAGATACTTACTATTTTAGAATGATGAGTGATTACAAGAACGATGGTAACATCGGTCAAGTATATGGTTCATCTAATTCTATTAGAGTAGGTGACAACGGAACAAGACCTAACTTTTTTATCGAAGGTCAACTTGTTAAGATTCCTCTTCACGCAACAGCAAACGCAGCTACAGCTGCTAATGCATTTCAGGTTACTGATTATGCTGTAGGAAGAATCAAAGAAGTTACTCTAAATGCAGAAGGCGCAACTTCAGCCTCAGCAAACTCAGTTGATTTAAAACTAGAGATTGTTAGAGAGCAAGACGCAGCTGGTGATTTAGAACTTTCTGGTTGGGGTGCTGGCGGAACTGCTCAAAAAGACCTATCTGCAAATACTAATGATGCAGATGCAACTGAATTTGCTGGATTTAAAATTGCATCTCAGCTTGAAAAAGCTAGAGCTCATGTAGTTGGTAATTCTTTTGGACAAGGTTCTGGTTATCCTGAGACATGGAAAGACCAACCTTACTCAACAGGTAGTGGCTTAACTCAAATTTGGAAAACAGCTTTAGCTATGGACAACACAACTCGTGCAACTGTTCTAAAGTATGAACCAAATGAGTTTGCTAGAATCTGGAGAGAAAAGTTGATTGAGCATAAATGGGATATCGAAACATCATTACTATTTGGTAGTCAATACACAGATGGAGATGGCGTTCAATATACTCAAGGAGCTGTTGATTATATATTAAGTTATGGTAATCAATTTGCTTTAAGTCTTGCAACAAAAACTCAAGATGATTTTCTTGATGATTTATCTCAATTCTTAGACCCTCGATACAACAATAGTCCTGCTACTGTATTCTTTTGTTCTACAGAAGTTTACAATTGGTTGCATAAGTTAAGTGGTTACTTTGCTAATAATGTTGGAGCAATTCAACCATTTAGTTCAGCAGCTGGTCTTGATGTTACTGCTTCTGACTCTACAAAAAGTGTAGGTCGTGCAGGTGTTGATATGATTGGTAAAAAGAGAGCATTTGGAGTTGACGTAACTGTTATTTCTACACCTTATGGTGATATGAATGTAGCACGTAACGTACACTTAGATGGTTCTCCTGTGAAGATACTCGCATGTAATATGCGTCATTTATCTTACAGACCATTGGTTGGTAATGGAATGAATCGTGATACAGCTATTTATGTTGGAGTTCAAACTCTAGAAAATAGTGGTATTGACCGAAGGGTAGACATCATTCAAACAGAAGCCGGTATGGAGTTTCAGATGCCTGAATCTCATGCCGTCTGGGTATAAGGAGTTAAATTATGGCAAATCCTATGTACGGACAAAATAAGTTCGATGACTCTGTTGATAGAAGTGTTGGAATAATAGAGCATGTTAAACCACCTTCCGATGGAACTGTTGTAGCACCAAGTAAAACATTAACTAATGTTGACGCAGGAAATGTTTACATTGTAGACATATCTGCTAATACAGCTGCTTTTGTTTTACCATCTGCAAAGTTAGCCAGAGGAGCAATTTATACATTCATTCTAAGTATAGAAAGTGATGCTGAAGGAACTAAAGACTTAATAGTCGCAAGTGCTTCTGCCTCTGAATACTTAATGGGTGTAGGAATTGATGGTGGAACTGTTCATGACCAACAATCTAATGATGACCAAATTACGCTTGATAGTTCAGCTGGAGCAGCTGGAGCTGGTGACAGAATACAAGTAGTGTGTGATGGTAGTCATTGGTATGTTTTAGATGCATCTGCTTTAACAGCTGGAGCATTTGTAACTGGAACTGCAACAAG